AGCATTGAATATCTTGCGCGGGAGTGGGTTCACCGAGCAAGTAAAAAACGGACGTGGACAGGATGTAAGACCCTTCGGGGCAATCCTGAGTGAAGCGTCAAAAATGGCCGAAGAAAGGCGGCCTTCCATTCTTGCTGTGATTTAGGCAGGTTTGGTAAACCAGGTTAAAGATTAATGCCTACGAAAGAAATGCCGCCCCAGGGATACGCAAGGATACGCATAAAGGGCCGGATCACCGACATCGACTACAAGGAGTTCGAGGACGGCAAGAAGCTGACTCGGGTTACGGTCGTAGTCAACGACCTGATGAACGGCAAGCGCGCCGAGTGGTTCGTGGCCGCATGTTGGGACAGGATCGCGGAGAACGCGCACAAGAATCTGTGGAAGGGTGCAGAGGTCGAGTTCTACGGCTATCCGCATCTGCACAGATGGAAGAACAGCTCGGAGATACAACTCAAGGTGATCGACATGATCTACATAACGAAGCTCAAAAAACCCGAGTCGTACGACCCGAATGAGAAGTTCTGAGGAGGGAGAATGCAGATACTCGGAATAGATCCAGGAACGAGGGAGTCGGCATTTGTCGTGTGGGACGACGAGGCGGAGGCCCTCATCGAGAAGGGCATCCACGGCAATCCAGAGCTTGTGAGGCTGCTGGCCGAGATGCCCTACGACATGGTGCTCGGCGGGATCGCTATCGAGATGATCGACAACAACGGGCAGGCAGTCGGAAACGACACGTTCGAGACCGTGCTGTGGATCGGGATCTTCCTGGCCGCTCTCGGGGTCGATCTCACCGACATACACAGGCACCTTGTCTACCGCAGGCGCGTGAAGCTCAACCTGTGCGGCGCCATGCAGGGAGTCAGGGACGCGCACGTCAGCATGGCGCTCAGGAACAGGTTCGGCGAGAAAGGGACGAAGAAGAACCCGGGCAAGCTCTACGGGATCAGGTCTCACGAGTGGTCAGCCCTGGCCGTCGCCGTCACTTATTCCGACCAGCAGAGACAATTAGCCAAGTAGGAGGTTGACATCCATGCGGATTTCTGATAGAATAATCCTCAGTTTTTCCAGGCCCAGTCATGGAGAAACCTCCTTTTTTGACGCTGCATCGTCTTGCGCCAGTAGGTCATGCAGCGTTATTTTTTTGCCGTTGATGCACGATTTTTACCGGCAATGCATGCACGATTTTTTCCCCGTCATGCACGATTTTTACCTCCAGCATGCACGATTTTTACCGGTGATCTATGTATATAATCAAAGTATTAACAATAAGTGTATCAAAGCCGCAAAACGATAGAAGACGTTTTGCGGCTAAATTTTCTTGAGGTGACTCATGAAGCTATTTACCTACTACCTTTTCACATCGGCCAGATGCCCGTACGAGATCGCAAAGTCGTGGCTCGACGACTTCCGAGAGAAGAACATGGCCGCATGCCTCGTCAAGCATACCAACATGGATCACCACATCGAGTACCATGTGTGGGTGGAGTACGACCCTACCCTGTTCGGCGAGCACAAGATTGCGGAGGAGAAGAGGAGGCGCAGGTTCTTCGGCTCCCCGGTAGAGAGCTGCGGCGGCTTTCTGGAGCGCCTGGACCGGGAGACCGGAAAGCTCGCCCCCAGGACCGATTACAGCAGGATAACCGGACTTGAGAACCTGACGGGCTTAGGCGGGGAGAAGGACGAGTGATCCGGTATATTAACGCGCACCCGACATACGTCTGTCCCGTCGCATACGAAGGGTGGCTGCAGGCGCGAAAGGCATGCGGCTTTGACCCGGGCGTCAGGACAATTACCCTGTATGCCGGGAAGACTATCAGGAGATACCCGTCTATGGGTACGAGGAGGGGGAAGACATGAAGGGATTCAGGGTTGAGACACTGGAGCAGCTCGCGGGGATTGCAGAGAACAGGAAGGCTGTTCTTGCAACAGTAAGTGACGCGGGGACCGAAGTCAGATTTCCCGCCGCGTTCGTCATGAACATGAACGCATGTCGGGTTCTCAACATACTCCGGCGCGGCATGTGGCTGTATATCCCGGAGAAGAAACAGGGGAAGAAGGGGAAGAAGGGGAAGAAGGATGACGAAATCTGAGTTCTTCAAAGCATGGGGGTGAGGTGATGGATAGATGGGTGAATAAGATACTGCTGGGGGTTTCCGAGGACGTTCTGAAAGAGATGCCTGACAACTCTATTTCATCCATTGTCACCGACCCCCCTTATGGCCTCAAATTCATGGGCAAGAAATGGGATTATGATGTACCGTCTGTTGCCCTGTGGGAAGAGGCATACAGGGTGCTCAAGCCGGGTGCTCATGTGCTGTCATTCGGCGGCACTCGCACATATCACCGGATGGTGGTGAACATCGAGGATGCCGGGTTTGAGATCCGGGATCAGATACTCTGGATCTATGGCTCGGGATTCCCTAAGAGTTTGGATGTTAGCAAGGCGATTGATAAGGCGGCGGGGGAATATGTTCCTGGTGATGTCCTGCCAAGTAGTAGGGCGACCGGCAAAAGCGTTTCTGGAATCGCTACAGCCTTCAGGTTAAAAACCGCAGCTAATCCACAGTCTGATTTGTCCCGTCAATGGCAAGGCTGGGGAACAGCCCTAAAACCCGCATGTGAACCATTGATATTAGCTACAAAGCCCTTGACAGTTGTACCCCTTGATGATATGCTACAGGCAGAAACTACATTAGGAGGTTTAATATGCCTGTCATTATCATCTGTGAAGTATGTGGAAAGCCTTTTAGCGTTAAGCCCAAAAGAGTACGAAGGGGCGTCCGTTTCTGCTCATCTGATTGCAGGCGCTCTACATGGAATAAGGAGCGGAGAGTTATCAGGAAGGACGGATATGTTCAAATCACCGGAAATGGTGAAAATTATCTTGAGCATCGTCGAATTATGGAAAACCACCTTGGACGTAAACTACTCAAGACAGAACACGTTCACCATAGAAACAGCATTAAGTCTGACAACCGCATTGAGAACCTTCACCTTATTGATATCGGGGATCATACAAGAAAGCATCACCCTGGAAGGAGCGAAGGAACTTGGTCGGTTGTTAAATGTGAGTATTGCGGCAAAGAATTTGAAAGAGCAAATTGCCACCTCCAAAAAAGAAACTTCTGTTCAAGAGCTTGTTTCGTTTCTCACAATGCAAAATACTGCCAATATTGCGGTAAAGAATTTCATGCCTGTGGTGCGAATCGCAAATTCTGCTCTCCTGAATGCTACCATAAATCTAGAAGAAGAATTCAAACCAAACCTTGAACCGATATGCCTTGCCCGTAAGCCCTTGGAAGGAACCGTAGCAAACAACGTGCTCAAGTGGGGAACGGGCGGGATAAACATTGATGATTGCAGGATAGAGGGAATCAAAGGCGTACCGGCTTCATTATCTAATGAAGGGCAACACGGATGGTCGACGGGCGGAGACATGACAAGAAAAAGCAAGCAAAATGGTCGTTGGCCTGCAAACTTTATTCATGATGGCAGCGATGAGGTTCTGCAGCACTTTCCTGAATCGAACGGTCAACAAGGGGCCGTGACGGGGAATGAGCCAAGTAGCTCCATAAATAATTGCTACGGCCAGTTTAACGGCAGACCGGCAACCACGCCCAGAAATGACACTGGCTCTGCAGCCCGATTCTTTAAGCAGTGCAACTTTACCGAGGATGAGAATGAACAGAGGATTAAATACTGTGCCAAGGCTTCAACCTCTGAGCGCGGAGATGGAAACAATCACCCCACAGTAAAGCCTCTGGATCTCATCAAGTACCTTGTCAAGCTGATAACCCCGCCCGATGGAATCGTGCTGGATATGTTCGGGGGATCTGGAACCACGGCGCTTGCCTGCCTGGATCTCGGATTCCCATACATCGTGATCGAGAAAGAACCGGATTATGTTTTCATTGCCAACGAACGCATCAAGCAGGCGACCCGGCAAGAGAGGCTATTTTTATAGGAGATCAGCATGATAGACCGGAGATTTGGAAAACTCCTTCGTGCGGGGCGTCCATCGGGGGCGTCCCGCGTTTTATGGGGGAAGAGAATTGAATGGATTATCTAAGCCTATTCACAGGGGCCGGGGGCGGCGATCTAGCCATGCAGCACCTCCTCGGATTCAGATGCAGGGGGTATGTGGAGTATGAGCCGTACTGCCAGGAAGTCATCAAGCAAAGAATCGCAGACGGTGTTCTGGATGCCGCGCCGATCTTCGGGGATATCCGAGCCTTTGTGTCAGAAGGATACGCCGAAAGCTATCAGGGAATGGTTGACCTTATCACCGGGGGATTCCCCTGCCAGCCGTTCAGTGTCGCGGGAAAGCAAGCCGGAGAGAACGACCCACGGAACCTCTGGCCTCAAACCATTGAGGCAATTCGGATTGTACGACCCCGGTACTGCTTCCTGGAGAATGTGCCAGGACTCCTTGTTTCAGGATATTTTGGAACTGTCCTCAAAGACCTACACCAAGCACGGTATGATGCAAGATGGATCACTCTGGGAGCTGACGATGTCGGGGCTCCCCATCGCAGAAAAAGGCTGTGGATTATGGCCGAGTCCAACATGCATGGATATAGTAGACCGAAAAGGGATGAGGCCGAGCAGGGCAGCGACAAACAGAAAGACGGGGTATTTGTCTGAGATGGTCAAAGTGAACAGTCCGGAGAGGCCAAAATATTGTAATGCAGGAGAGGGTCAACTCAATCCCGATTGGGTGTGCTGGCTCATGGGTTGGCCGATTGGATGGGAATCGCTTGAACCGATGAAAAAAGTTCTCTGGCTTGATTGGAGCGTTGACCCTGCTGATATGGAGAAGCCAGAAAGCTATCCTACACCCATGTCTGCAAAGAAAGGGAAAACTGGAAACACGATACAAGAATGGGGAAATAATAGATTTAGGAGAGAGCCGTTTAAAAATGGCACAGGCCCGATCCCCCGAATAGCAAGGGGCATACCGGACAGGGTGAACAGGTTGAAAGCGCTCGGTAATGGACAGGTTCCTCTCGTGGCTGCGACAGCATTCCACATTCTTTCAGGAGGACTGACATGACCCCGCCCCCGATCCTATCCCGGTCAAGAAGCGATCTGCTGGACTGCATTATCGTCATGATCCTGTTCATCATTTTGCTCTATGTCCTGCCGTTGGAGGCCGCCGAGGTCTGGTTCAAGCGCCAGCCGGGAGATAAATATTGGCACCGGGCATGTACCGACACAACGGCGGGAGTTGGGCCTGTAGAGCAGTACATCCCGGATGGGGCTGTGATCGCGGTGAGGGATGGAGGGGTGCTGGTGATTGTGACGGAGGGGGAGAGATGATGCACAGACGCAGGCTGTATGACAAGTACCTGGAGTACGAGCGCAGGAAGAGGGAATTACCGCCCATGAGTCCAGAGGAATACGAGAGGGTGGTTAAGGAGATATGCAGGGAGTTGGGGATTTGAGGAAAGCACTGCTGTTTATTGCATCCGAGATATTTACACGCTTGCCGTTCAATCGGCATTTGAGCCTGTTGATAGACAAGCTCGTTCACTGGAGGGAGCAATGAGTAATCTGGAATGGGCCCTCAAGTACGCAGAGAAGGGCTGGCATATATTCCCCTGCAAGACAGACAAAACCCCGCTCACCGAAAACGGATTCAAGGGCGCGACGAAAGACCCGGAGCAGATCAAGAGATGGTGGACGGAACATCCCGATGCCTCGATAGGTTTGCCCTGCGGCCCCGTTAATGGCGTGTGGGTGCTCGATATTGATATGCCGGATGGCCCAAGGGTGCTCCAGTCTTTACAGGAGAAGCACGGCAGGCTCCCCGATACCCTCATGCAAAAGACGGGCGGGAATGGGATTCAATACTTCTGGCAGTGGAACGGCATGGAGATAAGAAACTCATCATCGAAAATCGGGAAGAATATAGATGTCCGGGGCAATGGCGGCTATGTGATCCTTCCACCTTCGGGGCATCCGTCGAAAAACAATTACCGATGGATTACAAAAGGCAATGCGTCACAGCCACCTGGATGGCTGGTTGACCTTGTTCTCAAGAAGGAAGAGGTCCCCAGGCAGCCACAGGCAAGCACATTCGGAACGACGAAGTACGGTCAGTCGGCCCTCCTCGATGAGATCAGGATACTTCGCTCGGCAATAGATGGGAGCAGAAACGATCAACTGAACAGATCGGCTTTTGCTCTTGGGCAGCTTGTGGCCGGTGGGGAACTTGACGAATTTGAGGCCGTGTCCATGCTCACCACAACCGCCCAGGTTCTCGGATTGGATGCAAGGGAGATACCAGCCACGGTAAAAAGTGGCATGGGTTCGGGGCAGAAGTACCAGAGAACCGCACCGGAGAGAGATGATTACCACTTCGATTTCAGGGTAAGTAATCAAAGTAATCAAAGTAATCAATCGGTATCAAAGGAATCAAAAGTAATCACTGGTAATCAATCGGTAATCAAAACCCCGAATTTGGTAATCAAAAGTAATCAATCTGGACCCGAAATACCCCTCGAAACCGAGGGGAATACCCCCTACAATCTGCACTCCTTGATAGGAGAATGGATAAGAAGTTCAACGGGTTACTTCACGAATGACCAAGTTGACAGAGAGTTCGGACTGACCACCAGGAAAGAAAAAATCAATCGCGCAAAAAGTCTCTATATATATAAAGAAAAACAATTAATAAGAGCAGACAAGAAAGTAAAAGGCCGTTGGCATGTAATCGACAGTAATATTGAATGGGTAGACCTTACAGAGATTGAAGATAGGCGTTTCCCGATAGAGTTATTCCTCGATCTTCACGAGAAAGTATCCATCCCCCCCAAGTCAATCATCATGATTGCTGGCATGACGAACGCCGGAAAGACAGCGGTAATCATGGATGCCTTGAAGCGCAACCGTGACATGACACCATCGCCCCTTTATCTCATGTCTGAAATGGGTGGCGCTGAATACAAGCACAGAGTTCTCGGCACAGGGGTTCCTGTTGATGAGTGGAACAAGAAGATCAGGGCCGCAGAACGATCATACGATTTCAACAGCATCATACAGAACTACAACCCTGATGGGCTGACATGCATTGACTACCTGGAAGAGATCGACGGCGAGTATTTCAAGATCGCCTCAAGCATCCGGGATATTTATGACTCGCTTGGGCAGGGAGTCGCTATGATAGCGATCCAAAAGAAGACCCTGGGTGATTTTGGCAGGGGTGGCGAGGCGACAGCGGAGAAGGCACGGCTGTATGTCACCATAGACTATCTGTGTTCCCTGGATCATGCCATTGTCTGCGCCCTCAAGATTATCAAGGCCAAGCACTCCCTTCATGAAAACATGAATAACCGCGAGATCCACTTCAAGATCGAAAAGGGGTCGATAATCACCCCTATAACCGACTGGATGCACTCGGGCCGGGTGAACAGGCAGCGGTGCATCATGAAGTATGAGCAAGGCATTGATGACATAGACGGGATCTACTTCAAAACGGACGCAGGCAGGAAAGTTAATCTGCTGGAGAAAGATATCGCCGGTTGGATCGAGGCATTCCCAGAGCTGGACGTGAGGAAGGAGCTTAAAAAGATATCGTCAGACAGTTTCAAGACAGCGTTTTTAAAGGACAAGGATTGGTACTGGCAAGTCGGCGGCATTCTTAAAAACAGACTGAAAAGGAGAGCATAATGGAAGTCTTCGCAGATCAGGA